TTCCGTGCAGACATCATGGACAAGCTTGAAGTATCTTATGTTGATTTCTAATGAACGATACACAAATCTGGCCCACTGAACCACGTATGGAGATTATGACTGTGACTGAACCACATAACAATAAAGCTGAACGACTTAATGGTCGGCTTGCAATGCTTGGTGTAATTGCTGCACTTGGAGCGTATGCACTGACTGGACAAATTATCCCAGGTGTATGGTAATGCCACAAGGTAAAGGAACTTACACAAAACCCGGCAGGCCTCCAAAGAAAGGTACTAAGAAAGGAGGTAAGTGTTAAATGGCTAAGCAACGTGTAGATAAAAAAGCTTTCCATAGCAACTTTGTAGCTCAATCAATGGACATCGGTCCAGGGCACAAAGGTGCTCAAAGGAATCAAAAGATCTACAACAAAGGTAAGGGTACATCTAATCCTCATGAAAGAGATACTTTTCTAAAGCGGACTGGACCTCAACTCCCTTTGGCTAACTCTAAAACTAAACCAAAAAAGAGGTATGGCTAACAAAAAGAAAGCTACTACGAAAAAGATTAAAGGCGCTGATGGTAAGGCGTGCTGGAAAGGTTACTCATATGCAGGAACTAAAAACGGCAAAGACAAATGTGTCAAAACTAAAAAATAATTATTCACCCTTATAACTTACAATGAAAAAATTTATCGCAATCCTGTCAGCCGCTGCATTGGGAACTCCTGCATTGGCTGGACCTTATGTCAACATCGAAAACAATGCTGGTTTTACTGGCTCTGATTTCAATGGCCATGCCACAGATTTTCATCTGGGTTATGAATCAGGTAATGATGTAGGCTCTTACTATATTCAAGCTGGTCCTACGATCTTCGCACCTGATGGTGGTGAAGAAGAGACCAAGTTGACAGGTAAGTTGGGCGGCTCCATCCAAGCAACAGATCGTGTGTCTGTATATGGTGAGCTGTCTGCAAGCTTTGACGACGTAAATGATTACGGTACGAAAGTAGGCGTCAAGTATAACTTCTAATAGCTAAATAGATTTAATGGGAGGTGCAATTCCTCCCCTAGCTCTAGACAGCCAAGTCTTAAAAATGGTCTTACTTAATCGTTATTAAAACAAATGCACTTATCCTTTAATTATGACCACATTTATTCAAGCATCACGACAACAAAATATTTGGAATGACTTCTGTGACTGGGTAACCAGTACTAACAACCGACTTTATGTTGGTTGGTTTGGAGTCCTAATGGTTCCAACTCTATTGGCAGCTACTGCCTGCTTCATCGTTGCATTCATTGCAGCTCCACCCGTTGACATCGACGGAATTCGTGAGCCCGTTGCTGGCTCTCTCATGTATGGAAACAACATCATCTCAGGGGCAGTCGTCCCCAGCTCCAATGCAATCGGTCTACATTTCTACCCTATCTGGGAGGCAGCAAGTCTCGATGAGTGGTTGTACAACGGCGGACCTTTCCAGCTTGTCGTCTTCCACTTCCTTATTGGTATCTACGCTTACATGGGACGCGAATGGGAACTTAGTTATCGGCTTGGAATGAGGCCTTGGATCTTTGTTGCATACTCCGCACCCGTGGCAGCGGCATCCGCTGTATTCCTTGTTTATCCGTTTGGACAAGGTAGCTTTTCAGACGCTATGCCTCTTGGCATTTCCGGTACTTTTAATTATATGTTGGTATTCCAAGCCGAGCACAACATCCTCATGCACCCCTTCCACATGTTGGGAGTTGCTGGTGTATTTGGTGGAAGCTTGTTCTCAGCTATGCATGGAAGTCTTGTTACATCTTCGCTCGTTCGTGAAACAACTGAAACGGAATCCCAGAACTACGGTTATAAATTTGGTCAAGAGGAGGAAACGTATAATATCGTGGCTGCTCATGGTTACTTTGGCCGTCTCATCTTTCAATACGCTTCATTTAACAACAGCCGTAGTCTTCACTTTTTCCTTGCTGCCTGGCCTGTGGTTGGTATCTGGTTTACTGCCCTGGGAGTAAGTACAATGGCATTCAACCTAAATGGATTTAACTTCAATCAATCAATCGCATCAAGCGAAGGTCATGTCGTCAACACCTGGGCTGACATCCTTAACCGAGCAGGTCTTGGAATGGAAGTCATGCACGAAAGAAATGCACATAACTTCCCGCTTGATCTTGCATCAACTAGCTCCACACCTGTGGCCTTAGTTGCACCTTCTATTGGATAATTACTATGCCTACACCTAAGAAAAAATCTACCAAAAAACCGAGAAGTGTTAATGAGGTAAGGGCTGCACAAAATGCAGCTTATACCAAGCTTCTTAAAAAGAAAAAAAAGTAAGCACACGTCCGTTCATCCTTCGGGACGCATGACACCATAAGCATGGAACGGGGCTTGTGGAACTTCTTAGGAGGTTACTGTGCAAAGCAAGACTTATTGCTATCGCGGTGTTAAGTACACCAAGTGAGATAGATCTTATAGAGGGGTGCAATTCCCCTCATCACTATTGGCTTTGGCCCTTTACGGAGGACACCCTTAGCCGTCTAGACGGTGGGAAAGACCACATATAACAACTGAATAACTCAAAGATCTTTGAGAGTCGAATACATTTACTCTCTATTTAAAAATGGCACAACAAAATTCTACTTTGACAACCGCTCTTACAAGGGCTGGTAGTCTTAACGGCGCTGCTGATAGCCGCGCTTTGTACCTTAAAATGTTCTCTGGCGAGATGTTTAAGGGCTTTGAATATAATGCAATCGCTCGTGACTTGGTCATGAAGCGTACACTTAAGAACGGCAAATCTTTGCAGTTCATCTACACTGGCCGCACCACGGCTGAGTTCCATACTCCTGGAAATGCAATTTTGGGTAACACCGACGGCGCACCTCCAGTGGCTGAGAAGACAATCACAATTGATGATCTTCTTATCTCCAGTGCATTTTTGTACGATCTCGATGAAACATTGGCGCATTACGAATTGCGTGGCGAGATAAGTAAAAAAATCGGATATGCACTTGCCCAGAAGTACGACCGCTTGATCTTCCGTGCAGTTACTCGTGGCGCTCGCGCTAAGAGCCCTGTCCAAAAGACTGGCTTTGTTGAGCCCGGTGGTACTCAGATCCGCGTTGGTTCTTCAGGTACTGCAGCTTCCGATGCTTACGATCCTACGAAGCTTGTTACAGCTTTCTATGACGCTGCTGCAGCTCTCGATGAAAAGGGAGTCAGCCAGGACGGACGTGTGGGTGTATTGAACCCCCGTCAGTACCATGCGTTGATCCAACAGGTTGGTGAGAACGGACTGATCAACCGCGACGATCAGGGTGATGCTCGTCAGCGTGGTAACGGCATCGTTGAGATTGCTGGTATCAAGATCTACAAGTCCATGAACATTCCTTTCTTCGGCAACTACGGCACGAAGTATGGAACTGCTTCTGCTTCTAATCCTGGTATCACCTCTCCACAGAACACTGGCGATTTCGTTGGTGAAGCTGTCGAAGATGCTCGTAACAACCAGGCTGGTATCAACAACGATTACGGTAATGCTGCTAACTTCAGCAACAGCTGCGGTCTGATCTTCCAGAAGGAAGCAGCCGGTGTTGTCGAAGCTGTAGGTCCACAGGTGCAAGTCACCAGTGGAGATGTATCCGTGGTTTACCAGGGCGATGTAATTTTGGGCCGCTTGGCTATGGGTGCAGATTATCTGAACCCCGCTTGTGCTGTCGAACTTTATGCTGGCCAGGCCACTGCACCTGCACAGTTCGGTACTGTTCAGACTGCTACCAACAACGCTGGTTACGGCGGTTGATAGCTTCTGTTTTTTAACCATATTGGGGTTCCTTCGGGAGCCCTTTTTTTTATCTATACGATATGACCTTTCCTACTTATGCTGTGTCCACAGAACTGGATGCTGTTAATCAAATACTTAGCTCAGTTGGACAGGCTCCTGTCACAACCTTAGATCTACAAAATCCAGAAGTTGCAATTGTCACTAATACCTTACGTGAAGTAAATCGTATGGTACAAGCTGATGGCTGGATCTTCAATTCTGAAAAGGGTATTACATTAACCCCTGATAGTTCTACCAAAAAAATTCTGCTCCAACCCGATGTGCTTCAAGTAGATTGTAATGAATCTCAGCGCACTCGTTATAATATCGTACGACGCAATGGTGGCATCTATGACCGCTTGGGTCACACCGATGTGTTTGAAGAATCATTGATTGTAGACATCATATATTTATTTAGCTTTTCAGATGTTCCTCCTGCTATTCAAGCTTATATCGTTGCACGCGCTGCGCGTATGTGCACAGTGAAGATGGTCGGTGATTCTCAATTGAACAAGTTACTTGCAGAACAAGAAGGCATCACCCGCGCTTCAGCCATTGAATATGAATGCAATCAGGGTGATTACTCTATGTTTGGATTTAAAGATGGTGAAAATTATTATCAAAGTTATCAACCTTTTCACGCATTGAATCGATGACAGCAATTTCCCAAAGGATTCCAAACCTCTTCGGTGGTATTTCGCAACAGCCTGACTTACGTAAAAGACCTGGAGAGCTTTCTGATGCCTCTAATGTCTACCCTGACTATGCGTTAGGTATGCTTAAAAGGCCTGGAGGAAAATTTAAATCACAACTACAGGGTGCCACTGCTACTGGTAAATGGTTTAATATTCTTCGGGATGATCAAGAAAAATATGTTGGACAGTTTGCTGATAATGTTTTTCGTATTTGGAGTGCCATTAATGGCTCACCACGTACTGTTAATATGGGCAGCAATATGGGAGTACCAGCTAGTTGTAACTATGCAAACTTTCAAACTAATTTAGTTGCATACAACACTGCTGTTATTGCTACTAAAACTTCTCTTACTGCATTGCAAGCTGCCGAGGCTGTGTATGCAGAAGCCTTTGCTGGACAGACTCCTACGCAAATAAATTTAATTGATTCTACGTATACGTATAATACGAACGTACAGGAAATTATTAGATCAGGTATTGTACTTGATCAAAATGGTATTTACCTTGTAAAAGATAATGGTGCCGCTGTTTCTGCTGCTACGACTTTACCCGCCAACTATTCATTAGGTACTGAGGTTACAGACCTTCAACCTATTATCGGTTCAACTGGGGTCAAAGTCTTTGAAGCTATTAAGACTATCCCAGCTACCCATACGGCAGCTCAGCTGGCAACTGCACAGACAGCACTGACTGCTGCCGAGACTGCATATACCAATGCCAAGACTGCAGAGGCTACAGCTAAGACTGCTTACGATGCTGAAGTAGCTAACTGTGCAATCAGTACTCCTGGTACTACCTACCTTTCTGGTACACAGCCAGAAGATATTGAATTCCTTACTCTTAATGATTACACCTTCGTTCTGAATAAAAAGAAGGAAGTAGCAATGACTTCTAGTGTTACTCCATTGCGTCCTAATGAAGCATTTGTTGTTATCAATGTTGTTGCATATAATGCTGCGTATAAGGTTAAGTTAGACGGTACTACATTTACTTATAATACTCCGGATGATGTTTCGGCTGCACCGTTGTCTGCAGAATCTATTGCTGCGCAGCTACGTAACAGTATTAATAATAATGCAGGATTCAGTGCTACTCGCGTTGGTCCAGGCATATATATAACATCTACTAATAATGCTACTTTCAGCTTAGAAGTTGCTGGTGGTAGTCAATTCGATGCGGTATTTGGTTTTCAAGCCAGCATTGGTACTTCAGCTAGGTTGCCGCTCCAGTGCCGTAATGGATATATTGTCAAAATTGAAAGCTCTGCAGGAAATGATTTCGATAATATATATGTAGAATTTACTACTGATAATGGTCAAGACAACGGCACTGGTACTTGGAAGGAGTGTTTAGCGCCGGGGCTTATATATGAGCTAGATGCTTCTACATTGCCTCATCAGCTTGTCAGACAGGCAGATGGTACGTTCGCCTTTAGTACAGTATCGTGGGTGATACGTAAGGTTGGTGATGATGATACAAACCCGATACCTACGTTTGTAGGTAAAACTATTACTGACTTATTTTTCTATAGGAATAGATTTGGTTTCTTATCGAGTGACTCTGTAATCCTTAGTAAGGCTGGCGACTTCTTTAATTTCTTTGCAACATCAGCACTTACTGCTACAGCTGATGACCCTATTGATATTGCAGCTTCGTCTACTCGACCTGTTTTCCTTAACTACGTCAGTCCAGCTAGTATTGGTCTTGTTTTATATGGTCAGAATGAGCAGTTCTTGCTTAGTACTGATTCAGATATTTTAAGTCCTTTATCTTCTAAGATTAATACACTCAGTAGTTATGAATCTGATTCATCTTTGCATTCAGTTTCTTTAGGAACGTCACAAGCCTTTGTCTCTAAGACCCCTCTATACACTCGCTTGTTCGAGTTGTTTGATGTATCTGATGAGAAGCCTCCAGTGTTCCGAGACAACACTCAGAGCGTGCCTGAGCTGGTTCCCAGCAGCGTTGATTCAATCATCTCTTCCCCAGGTCTATCGATGGTCTCCTTGGCTTCGTCTACTGAGAGTACTGTTTATCAATTCAAGTATTTCAATACTTCTGAGAAGCGAGAGATTCAGACTTGGTATAAGTGGGAATTGACTGGCAAGCTACTCCATCAATACTTTGATGATAACGAGTATTTTGCTGTTGTATTTAATCCTTCTAACGAAGTCTTTCTTAACTCCTATGACATGAACCAAAGTAGTGAGAACGGATTCCTTAAGCTTACCTCTGGTGAGCGTACTGATGTTTGTCTCGACTCATGGTATGTCAATCCTCATCGTACTTATACTACATCAACTGACATCACTAAGATCTATTTACCTTTTGATCACTTCACTGGAAGCAGTCTTAATGTTTTAGTACTAGGTGGTCTTATTGGTAGTGCTAGTGGTTTGAGTAACCAGTCAGTGGGTGCTGTATTAGCACCAACGGTTCAAGGTACTGCCGGTAATTATTTTGTAGAAATTAAAGGTGATTATCGTGGACGAGACCTAATTATTGGTTATAAGTATGACATGAAAATAACCATGCCAAGGTTCTTTGTGTACACACAGACTGAAGGCATGACTGCAAATGATTCTGTGTCTGATCTAATTATCCATCGACTCAATGTATCTTGCGGTCTATCGGGAACTGTAACTTACAACGTTGACATAAAGGGTCTTGATACCCATTCCAATGTCATCAGTAGAACATTCCCTAATCAATATCAACTGAACAGCGTGAACCTTGCGGCAGAGTCCTTGCACGTTGTACCAGTGTACCAACGAAACAAAAACCTTACAGTCGAGATTGTAGGTGATACACCAATGCCTGTATCAATCCTAAGTATCGATTGGGAAGGACGATATACAAAACGATTCTACCAACGTGTATAAAAGTAGCTACATACGAACAGCTTGTATTGATGATGTACCTAATGTAGCTCGTAAACTTAAGGCTGACGATTTACGTGAGGTCCGAGAAGGTCTGGGTCAAAACCCGGTCCTTGCTTTGGCCTCACTTGTTTTAGACACAGAAGCCGTTGTATTCAATGTACCTAACGGCAAGACTGCCGGTATGGCTGGCGTGTCTAAAGATGGTCTGATTTGGATGTTGTGTACTGATGCAATATCTGAGTATCCAAAGACCTTTGTTCGAGAGGCTAAAAGATGGGTTGATTCATTACCTCATCCAATCCTTTGGAATAGAGCTGACATTAGAAACACCACACATTTAAGACTATTACGATTCCTTGGATTTACTTTTATCCAAGTCCTACCCAGCGGCCCTAACAACAAACTCTTTGTTGAATTTTTAAAATTATGATCCAATATGCAATGGCTGGCCTCTCTGCGGGGCTTAGCTTACTTGGGAGTAGCTCTCAAGAAGCTGATAAAATTCGTCAAGTTCGTGAGCAAAATAAAATCAATGGCCAACGTGCTGTTGCTGCTCGTAAGCAAGAAGTTTTTAATAACGTATTTCGAAACTATCAGGTTGACGTAGCAAACGAAAACCGCAAAGAACGATACAAGATTCAAAATGATCAGGTAAGGCAGCAGTATAACTTCAATGCAGCAGCTGCTAACCGTGCGTCTATCTCACAGCAGGTACGCATGAATGAAACTGCTATGAAGTTTGGATTTCAAGAGAACGAAAACCTTAGACAATTACTACGTGCTGAAGGTTCTACTGAAGCAGCTGGTGAAGGTCGTGGGAAAAGCTATAGGCGTGCTCGTGCAATGGATACAACAGGTAGAGCTGGTACTCAACGTGCAATTGATGCTGAGTCTTTAGCTAGTGCACGTGGTCAGCACAGCCGTAACTTACAAACAATTCAGTATCAGAAACAAACTGCTGACAATCAGGCATATTCCTCTGTTGCAGTAATACCTGAATTTTCAATTGGTGTACCGATGCCTCAAATGTCTATGCCTGGAATGCTTTCAATGCCTTCACGTAATACTGGCTTGATGATTGGTAATGCATTGATGGGTGGTATGCAAGCAGGTATGGCATATACAGCACCTGGAGATAGCTTCTTGGGTATCACGAAACCACTTGGTAAATAAATTATGGAAGAGTATGAATACAAGGCGTCTTATCAAGGCGCTGCACGTGAACAAGGTTTTTCTGCTGTACAGGCTGTTGACAGGAGCCAAGGTGTAGCTGAAGGCGACAAGGTTGAAGAAGACAATCTTGAGCGTATGCGTCAGTCGATTAACGACAAGATGGAACTTGAGCAGAAAATGCTCGAGATGGGTCAGAAGGTCCAAGAGCGTGACTTAAGACCACTACTACAGTTTTCCAAGTCATTAATGGAAACTGCACAGACAGTTGAAAATGCACGTATTGAGCGAGTTCAATCTGAAAACTTTGCTCAGGCTATGGCTGATGTAGACAAAGCCAATGCAATGGATCCTAATTTTGAAGCTGACGAAGCTTTATTTGAAGCTAGTGCAGAGGCAACTAATGGTGAGATTTCTGAGTATGAACGTCTTGGAATGCCTAAGGATGTTGCTGCTGAGATGCGTAACCGTACAGGCTGGGCAGACTATGGTTACAAGAAAGGAATCCTAGCTTCTGCTGGTGCAGGTTATCAAGGCTTTTTAACTAAAGCTCTAAATTCTGATGAGATGATTCCACTCGCCGATGGTGAGGAATTTAAAATCACTCAAGCTTTGCAAGATGAGCAGAAGATGCAAACTGCTTTATCGGTTCTTCGTGAACGATATCGCCGTATGTATGGCTTTAGCGAGATGTCTATGGGCATGGTCAATAAGTATGCCTTGAATGAGATGCGTGATGCTGAGCAGCAATTATTGACTAGTGCTGTTGCCAAAGAAGCTGATAATAAAAACGCTAATTATCGTGCAACTGCAAAGGGAAATCTTTTCTTAGATTTTAAAAATAACAAGTCAACTCCAGAGTTGTTGAAAACATGGCGGTCTTATTTAGCAGCTGGACGAGATACTAATCAAGACATGGTTGCGTGGCGTGCAATTGCTGTTAATGATCTTGTTGAAGCTTCTTACTCAACTGGAGCAGATTTTACTCAAGTAAATGAGATCTTTGAATCTCGTGATCCAATCACTGGTAAAAAATATTCAGAGCTTCCACAATTTGCATCCCTTATCAAAAAAGCAAAAAGAGA